AATCAAATATGATTCAAATAGTCTCGTTTTTTGGCTTATTGAATCATATATAATACACACCAACAAAACGATAATTCAACACGCACCAACTAGGATATGGACAAAAAAACAAAAGGTACCCAATTAAGGGTACCTTCAGTTCGGGATATGTAAAGGGGAAAAAGTATATATTAAGCTTAGATTATACCATGTCTTCTGTCCACCAATCAGCTCTCCAAGTCATTTCCAGCTCGGCAGGTTCAGCAGTATCATAATTGAGTTCAGCAGCCGCAGCTAATTCGGAGCCTGTTGGGAAGCAACCATAGAAGGTTCTTTGCCAGAATATGTCGCCAGCTCTATTGTAGTTAGACACAACGATAGTTCCAACATAATCCTTTTTCAATCCTTGCTCTCCCGTTAAAGAGTTATACACAAGTCTATTCCAATCTCTTAGTGTTTTGTAAACATACATTTCGTTCGCATCGTTAAGGTTCAATGAGAAACCGATCGCCAAATCTACGGTTGTAGAATCTGGTGCAGATTTTGCATAGGAACGAGTTGCGAACTTATATTTTTGTTCAACAACTGCTTCCATTTTTTCGTTTGTCAAACCACCAATTTTTCTTACGTGTTCAAGAAGAATTTCTCCACCTGCAATTCCTGAAGGAGGAAGAATACTTACCTCGAATAAGTTCTGATAGAACGGTTCGTAATATTTGGTAGCCGCTTTACTGTTAGTAAAATGTGGTAATCCAGCCATGGTATCTAGTATTTTTTCTTTTATTTATATATCTTACCTTTATGAGATAATCTTGAGGTAGCCGAAACTACCTCAAGATTCTCAAGTTATTTTAGAAGTTACCTGCCTGAATAGATCCAGTTTTAAGGATAGTTACTCGGTTAACAAGTATACCCATTCCTCTTACAGGTTCTACGTAAGTATCTAGGATACCGATGTTATTATCGATAACTTCATTTGTGTTATTTGATGAGTCCATTACGTTTTGGAAGTCGTATAATCCACCGTCGTTCAAGATTTGAGACAAGAAGTTGTCAGCCAATGTCTTGATTTCTAAACGGTTTTGTTGAGTATTAAACTCCCATCTGTAATTCTTAAGGATTTCAGCGATTCCATCCTCAATGTAGATAAGCAACTCACGAACGTGGATTTGAGAAAGAGCAGACTTAACAGTTTGTTGTGCAGTCTGGTTAGCATTAATAACTAATCCAAATCCTTGTTTGTTTACAATTGCGTTTAATCCGAATGGTTCGATGTTATCCAAATCTTTACGATCGAATGAATATTCAACTCCACTAACTCCGGTTCCAGCAACCACACCTCTACGAGGTCCTGCAACGATTGACCATGGTAACGCTAGGTTATATTTGTCAATGTACAAGTTCGAGATATGTGCAGCAGGTGGTACAAATTTAGTAGTTCCATTTTCACTAATTCTTAAGTTAGGAGTATAGAATCCACAGTAATTAGCACCGTCTGCAATACTCGGTAGCGAGTAAATATTGCTTGGGTTAAGAGCCAAGTTACCTCCAGTAGCAACGTATCTTGCATCGAAGGTTGATTGAGAATCGAATTTGAATAATGGATTCGTAGAATTCTTGAATTCCTTCACTGAAGGTGAGTTAAGAATTGCGAATGCATTTTTTCTTCCTTTAGCGATCTTAGATAATCTCGCTTTAGAAGATGCCTCGATTCCGTGGTTGAATGTATCAACGATATATCTGAATGTGATAGAATCTCTGTCTTGTAACGTTTCAGCGATATTAGTGTCATACATTACATCCAGAATTTGATTCATTCTAGAGTTTGTATTGTTAGGCTTAGACGTTGTAGGGACAGTATATCCATCCAATGCAGTAACTGTATAGTGTGTTACAAAATCATCGATTGAAGTATATCTCTCAACCGCTGTAGGTACACCACTTAAATCAGGATATGTAAAGATTGCATCGTAAGTTTCTACGATAAACCATCCATAAGTAGCAGATGTAACATCACTGTCGTAAGTAGCAGACTTAACTCTAGTTAAACGAGTAGTTCCTGTTCTAGGATCGATTTTAGTATCATAATCACCGCTTCCAGTAACTGATTCGAATCCTCTAACCATGAATTGTCCAACTTGAATTTCTCCAATGTAGTTTTGTCCGGCAGTTGTACCAACCGTTCCTAACTTGATTTTGTTAACTCCAATTACGTTTGTTGCTCCAATAGGATAAACCTCGTTGATGTTACCTTCAAGAGTACTAATATAAACAGATTCGTTATATGTAGCACCAGTAGCACCGTTTTGAGGAATTGCAATAAACTGAGTAACGAATCCATTGTCACCTGGTAAAATTCCAACCTCAGTAACGAATGTATCGTCGGTAAATGCAGTAACTTTTCCGTTCGCAACTTTATGAGAAAGAATTGCAGCGTCAGTATCTCTAGATCCTGAAGGAACAGAAATTTTAACATCTGCTAAAGTGTCAAGATCATAAGAGTTGATAACCTCAGCCTTAATTGGATTAAGCGAAGCAGTAGGACCACTTCCTTGAATTTTATCACCAGTTGTAATTACACCACTAATAACATCTAATCCTAATTGAGCTTTAGGTCCAGCAAACATTGAAGAGTGAACAGGTGAGCTTCCTACAGGATTAATATTATAGTTAATACCAGGTACAATTTCAATTGTTGCGGTAGCACCGGTAGCAGCGCTATTTGAAGTATTACCAGCGTTCCAACCTAATGTGAACGCAAGTCCAGCACCTGAAGTAGTACCTGAATTATATCCAGGAACGTTTCCAGCCTCATCAATTGAAGTGATTTGTACGGTTAATAAATCTTTGTAAGATCCAACCGTTGATAAAGATCTGTCTGATACTCTCGCTAGAGTATATTGAGGACCTGCATAAGCGGTTGCACTAGCACCAGTAAGACCAGCACTAACGAAAGATTCACCAGCAATAATTGAATTGGCAAAGTCTTCGAAAGAATCCTGACCAGCAGTTGT